CAGCCCACTAGCGTCTGCCCCACTAGCGGATACTGGGGTTGTTGCAGCAGTAGAATATTCTTTAGTAGCCAACTCAATTTCCACTGGTGCGCCAGTAGTAAACTCCCCAGCATTTACTGAGAATAACGACCTAACAGCTACAGCAATAGCTACAGCAAGTCCTGTTTTAGGTTCTGTAGTACTTGACCTTACAAGCACCTTAATAGCTAGTGCTATAACTACAGGATCTCCTGATCTTGGTTCCCCTGAGATAGATCAAGGGCATCAGCTAACAGCTTCTAACATTGTTACAGGCAATCCGATTGTCAACCAGTGTAACATGGCTGAACGTGAGACATTCACTACAGCAGACCTAGTAGCTGGTGAGCCACAGTTAGGTCATCCAGAACTAGACCAAGAACATGCTCTACTGCCTAGCAGTATTTCTACTGAGGCCCCTGTAGTAAACAGCACAGGCTTTACTCAAGGTCATAATCTAAACGCATCTAGCTTTGTTACAGGTCTGCCTGTTGTAGGTGCAGCAGCAATAAGTCGAGATCATGTTATAGCTGCCAATGACATAGTTACAGGAAACCCAGTAGTTTCTTCTGTAGCAATGGCACAAGATAAAACTTTCGCAGCAGACAGTATTTCTACTGGTAGCCCTGTCTTAGGTAACCCAGTATTTACTCAAGACCATATTATACAGCCTGACAGTATTACGACAGGCGCACCTATAGTACCCTCTCTATTTCTTAACCCTTCTGTAAGAAGAGTTGTTTCCATAACCTCTAACTCAGACAACACAGTTACTCTGGCGTATAACTACAACATAGCAACTATAGACAGTCTCTGTAACATAGCAACTGTATCAAACAACAAAAACAAGGCAGCTTAAGAATGGCATTTAACATCAAGCAAAATGATACGTCTCCTTCTTTGCAAGCTACTCTTAAGGATGCTTCTGGTACGGCTATAGTCTTAACGGGAGCTAGTGTTAGGTTTCATATGAAAGCACTTGATGGTACAGTTAAGATAGACGCTGCTATGACAATTACAGACGCTCCAAATGGAGTTGTTCAGTATGACTGGCAGACTGGGGATACCGATACCGTAGGATCTTACTCAGTAGAGTTTGAGGTTACATACGGAGATAACACTATTGAGACATTTCCTAATAATCAGAACTTGACAATCTCTGTAGTCAGAGAACTTAGTTAAGAAGGACTAGATTACTAATGCCTAAAGGACTAGCTGAAAAAGTAAAAACACACAACGCTAAATCTAAGCATAAAGTTACAACGAGCATGTTACAGACAGTGTATAACAGGGGTGTAGGTGCTTATAGAACTAATCCTTCTTCTGTTAGACCTAATGTAACTGGCCCAGAGCAATGGGCAATGGCTAGAGTAAACAGTTACCTTAAGATTGTGGCAGGGTCTAAGTCACCTAAGCACGACAAAGACTTGTTACCTTCTAGTCACCCATCTAGCACTAAGAAGATGGACGATGGTTACTATGTAGACAAGGCTGATAAACCTCTTAACAAGCCCTTTAGGCTTCCAGCAGGTTCAAGCAAGAAGTTTGGTGTGTATGTTAAAGACGGTGAGAAAACAAAGAAAGTTACCTTCGGAGATCCTAACATGGAGATTCGTCGAGATGACCCAAAGGCAAGGGCTAATTTCCGCTCTAGGCATTCTTGTGATACAGCTACAGATAAGACTTCTGCTAGATACTGGTCCTGTCGTATGTGGAGTGGAGCAACGGTGGGTAGTATGACCAAGGCAGAAGAAGATTTTAAACCTCATCAAATGTATGATCCTAAGACAGGCGATGCTCTTATGGCAGCTACTTATGATCAACATCTTGATTTGAAGGAAAGAGGCTACACTCACAATAAGCCCCTTACAAAGAGTATTGAAGGTCAAATCCTAAAAGCTGACGAAGAACAACGTCTAGTCTATGGTTGGGCCTCAGTCGTTACTGAGAAGGGTGAGCCAGTGGTTGACCGTCAAGGTGACGTAATAGAACCTGAGACACTTGTTAAGGCTGTCAACAGCTTTATGGAACACATTCGTGTCGGTAAACAGATGCATACAGGGGATCAGATTGGGTCAGTTATCCATTCCATGCCTATCACTAAAGAGATTGGTGACTCCCTTGGCATACAGAGTGACCGTGAAGGCTGGATTGTAGCTTTCAAAGTCCATGACGATAATGTCTGGGCAAAGGTCAAGTCTGGTGAACTTGCGGCCTTCTCTATTGGGGGTCGTGCAATCAAGGAGGACTATAGTGCCTAACCTTTTAAAACAGCTTGAGTTGGAGGAATTGTCTTTGGTGGATCGTCCAGCAAACGCACAGGCAACAGTCTCCTTGTACAAGCGTGATAATTCCAGTGGAGAACCTATGGAACATGAAGTAGAAAAAATGTCCGATGATCTAAAAGCTAAACTGAAGCCATACATGGATAAAGGTATGTCTGAAGAAGAGGCCATGAAGATGTATAACATGGACATGAAGAAAGCTGATGATGCAACTGCTGAAGAGCTTGAAATCGAAACCCTTAAAGCCGTTGAAGCCTCTTTGAAAGAAGAGAATGAACGTCTTCGTAAATCACTTATCGACAATGGTTATGTCATTAAAGCTGACATCATCGAAAAGAAAGTCGAGCCTGAGTATGTAGAATATGACGGTGAGCAAATCAACAAAGCTGACATCCCTGCGCCTATTCTTAAGGCTCTGGAAGCAGCAGAGGTTGCTAAGGCAGATGCTGAACTGACCAAACGTGCAGAAGAAGCTCTACCTAACTTCAATATCGACGTAGCTAAATCACTTATTGCTAAGTTTGATGAAGATGAAAGTGTCATGGAAGCCTTGAAGGGTGCAGATGCAGTCTTTGCGGAGTCTATGGAAGAATTTGGTAAGTCAGATGCTGATGGCAACTTCGCTACTGCACAAGACAAGCTAGATGCCCTCGTTAAGTCTTATATGGACGAAAACAAAATCAAGAAGAGCCAATATGCTGTAGCTTATGCCGCAGTTGCTAAGACCGATGAAGGTAAAGCTCTTATCAACAAATCCTATAAAGGAGAATAAANATGGCTGTAATGCAGTCCCGTGATACACGGTCTTTTGTTGCTGGGGAAGACCTTTCAGCAAAACAATTTAAGTTCGTTACTCTTGAGAGTGATGGACAAGTAGACGTTGCAGACTCTGCTGGTGAAAACTGTATTGGTATTCTGTTGAATGCCCCTACTGCTGGAGCCGCTGCTACTGTAGCAATCTCAGGTAAAGTAATGGTAGAAGCTGGTGGAACTATTGCCGCTGGTGCAGCCGTTCAAGCCGATGCAAATGGTGACGCACTCACCGCTGCTTCTGGTGATGTTGTTATGGGTTATGCTTTGGAAGCAGCAGTTGATGGTCAGATCATGGCTATTGAACTCATCCAAGGCGGTAACGTCGTAGCTTAATCCAGCATAGAAAGGAATAAATAATGCCCTTGCTGACTCCATCCGCAGTGCATGTAGATCAGCCGCTGACTAACCTCACGCTGGCTTATGCACAATCACAAGAAAACTTTATCGCTGATAAGGTATTCCCAACTGTCGGTGTTTCAAAACAATCTGACAAATACTACATCTATGACCGTGCGAACATGAACCGTACTGGTGACGTAGAGAAACTAGCTCCACGTACAGAAGTCAACCGTATCGGTATGACCATCTCAAACAGCAGCTACTTTGCTGACGTTTATGGTCTTGGTATGGACTTTGATGAGCAAACTTTGGCTAACGAAGATGCTGCATTAGAGATCCGTTCTGCTGGTGCTGAAACTCTGGCGATGCGTCTGATGATCCATCGTGAAGAGCAGTTTGCCACAAACTTCTTCTCAGACAACATCTGGGGAACCAACTATGACGGTGCTGGCTCAACATCAGGAACTAACTTCCTGTATTGGGATGATGCTGCTGCTAAACCAATTCAAAACGTAACTGACCTACGCCGTGTAATGCAGCTTAAGTCAGGTGGCTTCAAGCCAAACACAATGGTTGTTGGTAAAGAAGTACGTGATGCTCTGGTAAACAACGCAGACATCTTGGCTCGCTTGAACGGTGGCGCAACTGTAACCAACACAGCTTTGGTAACTGATGCTAAACTGGCTGAGATCTTTGAGGTAGAGAACTTCTACGTCATGGAAGCTGTCAAGAACTCATCTGTTGAAGGTGTTGCAGAAAGCAATGCGTTTATCGGTGGTAAACATGCTATGTTGTGCTACACACCAAACAATGCTGGTCTTATGTCACCAGCCGCTGGTTTGACCTTTGCTTGGAATAACCTTGAAGGTGTAAACAACTTAGGTATCACTGTTGAGTCATTCTCAGACGATGCTCTTAAGCGTCAACAGATTGCTGAGATGATCCAAGTTAAGATGTCTTACGATATGCAAATCGTAGGTGCTGACTTGGGTGCCTTCGTAAACGGCATCGTACAGTAAGTATTTACTATGGTGGGGGCTGTAGTGGCCCTCACTTCCCCTTAATCAAAGGATTACCCGATGTTCCTTAATGAGCCGATGCAATACGACAGACCCCTTTTTGTTACCCTGACTATGAAAGCACAAGGCCGCACATTTAATGCTGGTGATGAGCTTAAGTGGAAAGAGATAGGTTTAGATAAAGAATTAGTAAAGATACTCTACAGAGAAGGTAGACTAAGACACAGTGCCACTCTTGAAGCTGAAACCAAAGTAGGTGACGGACTAGAGGTACTTGATGTCGATGGGCTACACAACCTAGTAAACGGTATCAACGAAAAAGTAAAGTCTAAGACAAGTTCTGACGCTGAGTTTCAAAAGAAGAAGTGTAAGAAGTCTAAGATAGCTGATAAACAACGTGGGCTTATTCGTAGCTGGCGTAGAAACTATGGTCACATGGAGACTTAAAGAATGGCTTGGTCGTATGATGCAACTGATTTAGGTACAGGAACAGTCTCTGGACGTTTAAACTCTGTACGTCTTCTTGTAGGAGACACAGACACTAACGACCAACAAGTGCAGAATGAAGAGATAATCTTTGCACTAGCTCAGACCAGTGACAACGTATATCAAGCGGGTGCTTGGACTGCTAGAACAATAGCTGCACAATACTCTCGTAGGGTCACACAGAACCTCTCAGGTGCTCTTAGTGCTAACTACAGTGACCTAGCCAACCAGTACACCCAACTTGCATTAGACCTTGAGCTTAACGGTAAGAAGGCTGGAGCTAGTATTGGTGTAGTAGCTGGTGGCATCAGTATTTCCACGGTGGATAATGTAAGACAAAACACAGATCGGGTTCCACCATCCTTCCGTAGAGATAGATTTAAGAACCCACCAAGTTACAGTGGTGATGACTACGATTATAGTTAAGGGGTAGGTAATGGCATTCTCAAGAGGTTATAACCTACTCAAGATGGTAGAGGAGTTTGG